GCTGAGATTGAAGAACAGAAAACTCTACTTGATAGGACAACTCAAGATGAGATGCTTGCTATAGTCCTTCATGACTTTTTATGCCGTTGGAACCATACTGATGGTTGTGATTGGTTTTATTATACACGAGGGGATATTCCAAAATGGGAGGGTCATGCTCAACAACATTATCTTAAAATGTCAAAGATTTTGTTAAACAAACACGACTTTTATACAATACACACCATCTTAAAAACCATTAAAGAAATGAGATAATATATGTTTCCATATATTCATAACATCAATCAAGCAAGAGAGGCAATCGTAGGTCGCCCTGAGTTCAGTGAGACTGACAAGGGTGACTACATTGTTTTCAACTATCATGTGGCCCATGATGACTCTTTTGACTGTCCGGTCAGAAGAGAGCTTCGTGGTCTGATCTTCTCACCAGAAGGTCATGTTCTGTCACGTCCGTTTCACAAGTTCTTCAATCTAAATGAGAAGGAAGAGACAAGGAACGTTGACTGGTCAGTGCCTCACATGGTCTTTGACAAGCTCGATGGTTCGATGGTACGCCCCATTCCCCTGCCATCAGGGATACGCTGGGGAACCAAGATGGGTGTGACAGATGTTTCGATCAAGTGTGAAGCTTTTGTTGCACGGCATCCTAATTATAATAGTTTTGCTTTTGCATGTGTTGGCGAACGTTGTACTCCTATCTTTGAGTATATTTCTCCTGATAATAGGATCGTTTTGCCTTATCAGTCAGAAGATTGTGTCCTACTGGCGATAAGAAGGAACGACATAGGGGAATATCTCAATCCTTCTACGCTTGAATATGCAGCAAAGAAATACTCACTTTCTTTGGTTAAGGAAGTGCGTGATCCTCTTGATGCGATTCCCAAGATGAAGGATGTTGAGGGTGTCGTTGTTCGGTTCATTTCTGGTCATATGATCAAGATCAAGTCTGAGTGGTATGTTGCCATTCACAAGGCAAAGGAGAACCTGCTATTCGAGAAGAACGTGATCAAAATGATTCTAGAAGAAAAGATTGATGATATTCTACCAAATCTTCCAGACTCAGATGTTGAGCGCATCAGAGAATTTCAGGAGACTCTGTTGACTAATATTGATCATCATGTTAGTTACTGTCAGAATATTCTGAATGAAGCCAAGAGCAACGACAAGAAACACTTTGCCATGAATGTGGCACCCAATCTGCATCCTTGGTTCCGTGTTGTTTGCTTTGCTGGATGGAATAATCATGAGAAGATAAGAGATATCATGATTACCAACATTCTGAAGAAGTGTGGTTCACAGACTGATGTGGACTCGATCAGAGAGATCATCGGAGGTAAGTGGTGATGCCAAGTTTCTATATGCTTGTTGGGCTTCCTGGCTCTGGCAAGTCCACATGGGTCAATCGGTTTCGGGAAACCAATCACAATACTGTTGTTGTTTCTACAGACGATATCATTCAGCAAATTGCTGATAAGTATCATATGACATACAATGATGTATTTGATTCTGAGTCGTATGCTTTTGCAGAAGGCATTTCATACAAGGTGGCAAAATACCACCTTGAGAACAATTTCACTGTCGTGTGGGATCAGACCAATCTGACAGAAAAGTCCCGAGCTAGAAAACTGTCTGTTGTTCCTGCTCATTATAAAAAGATTTGTGTCTTTTTTCCTGAACCCGATGACTTGGCTGAAAGGCTGGCTTCAAGGAAGGGAAAGCACATTCCCGATAAAGTTGTGTCTGGTATGTCCAAGAGTTTTCAGTATCCAAAGCTTTCAGAGGGTTTCGATGAAATTATTTTACCGGGCCAGAGATATGGCCTTGACTTCTGAGTTGTCCCACATTATAAATAGATTGCATCGTTGAAGGTATTGACGATTGATTTGGACTGGGGGGCAGTACCCCACGTCTCCACCATAAGCATACTAACCGCCAGTGTAAAGAGACTCGGGTTGGAAAGATAGGATTAGTCTCAAACCTATTGTAGTATGCTTTTGATGGGGACGAAATAGGCTCGACAAGTCATGAGAAGATAGTGGAGATGCCCGGCGCAAGCACGGTTATCGCAAGAAAAACTTAGGTGCAGCAAATGATAACGCACCATTTGAGACTCGCCTAGCGGCGTAATCTCATTGGGTTTTCTGATTGACCTAGAAACAGAATAATCAGACGGGTACATCCGTATTGTACTAGTGGTTGGCAGTTATCCACGATACACAAAAACTGCCGATTTTTTTTATCCAAAAGGAGGAACGATGTAAGAAATGGCAAACTCAATTCTTAGAGAGCACAAGCACGTTATTGTTCGTGCATATGTCACCAATCCACCTAATAATGCAGAAAATCTTTCGGAGTGGTGTAAGGAAGTTATTAGTTCTGTTGGAATGAAGTGTATTGGCGGGCCTCTTGTTGTCCATTCTGACATGGAAGGCAATGCAGGATATACTGCAGTTGCCATTTTAGATTTTTCCCATCTTTCTATTCATTCATGGGATGAAATCTCTCCTGCTCTTATTGAGTTTGATCTCTTTAGCTGTAAAAACTTTGACATCAATATTGTCTTGACAAAGCTAAACGAGTTCGGTATTGTTTCTTATTCGACTCTGATTGTTGATCGTGATGATTTTGACAATCAGCAAAAACCAATGTTAAGACAGGTAGCATAAACATGATGGCAGCAACTCGTGATCAGATGTTAAACTTCACACTTGATATTGAAGAAATAGTATACATGAAAGACATTTCTTACATGGATGCTATTATCGAATACTGTGAAGAAAAAAATGTCGAAATCGAAGTTGCTGCCGCTCTTGTCTCCAACAATTTGAAATCCAAAATTCAGCTGGAAGCTGAAGAACTGAATTTCCTGCCAAGGTCAAACACAACGAAACTTCCTCTTTGAAGGCTATACATAATGTTTTCTCAAAAAGAAAAAGACCACATTCTTCATGTCAAAACAAAGATTGAATCTCTGGGGAAGACTTGGGGTGTCTATCCCAATGGGAATACTATTATTGCTGGTGGTGTTTTCTACGCTCTTTTCAGAGAGACATATTATAACGACATCGATTTGTTTACTCTGAACGGTTGTATAACTCTTTCTGCCCTCGATACAAATATTCAGAAAAACTCTGAATATCTGAGGAAAAATACTCCGCAGATTGTTTCTGTTCATAGGGAAGATTATCTTAACACCATCATAACCAACTACAAAACCAGAGAAGAACTGATTGCTGATTTTGATTATGTGCACTGTTGTGTTTCATATGATTTTGAAAAGCTATGGATCAGTAAAGATGCTTATGATGCGATCATGAGAGGTAAGTTGATTGTGAATAATGCATCAAGAGTCTCTGAATATCGCCGCAGTAAGTTTCTCAAAAGAGGATTGTTTGAATGAAGCTTACGCCATATCAAACGTATTGTTTGTATCTGGCAATAAAGAGCCACTTTACACAACCGAAATATGATTTCTTTCGTTATGCAGGAGCCGTGAAAGCCAAGCAGGATTCTTTTGAAAAGAGACGTGACAAGTATCATTTTGTCAGGCTAAGTAAGAAGTATGATGAAACTGAGATGCGTGATTTTCTGGTGGCCAACTTCATTTGTGAGATAAAATGGGTTGGCAGTCTACTTGAAGACGCAGCACACTACAACTATATAATGTATCTCAAAAGAAAACAGGCATTCACATATCATTTCAGTAATGAATTGACTGCTTTGCTATCAAACGTTGATGATCCACGTGATTTGTTTATATGTACTACTACAACATATCCAAAGATCATTCACGAATACCTAGCAGGAACGATATCACTAGAAACATTATCTGTGCTAAACAGGTTTATATGTTTCTTTGATAAGCTAGATAAGCATCTTGATGAAGATGACATTATATGGTCATCCATTCGTCAAAAGGCTATCAAGCTTCATTCTTTTCTCGAATATGATGGGAAGAGAATAAAAGATGTCCTAAAAAAACATCTAAATAGATGACACAGAGAGATTTCTGTGTTATACAACAGTGTTGTTATGATAATGTGGACAAGTAAAACCATACAAAAAACATACGGAGAAAATACAAATGACATCATTCGCTACACTAAAGAAATCAACAAATCATCTAGATCGTTTGAGCAAGGAATTGGAAAAGCTCAACGCACCTAAGAATCAAGAAAAGAAGTCAGCAGACGAGCGTTTCTGGCAACCATCAACAGATAAGGCAGGTAATGGTGTTGCCGTTATTCGGTTTCTACCAGCACCAGCTGTCGATGGTGAGGATTCTCTTCCATGGGTTCGCATCTGGAAGAGAATCCT